GTCACCGACGAAGCCGTTGGTCGAGATTACCGGACCTGAAAAGGTTGTATTTGCCATCGAAATTCTCCGTGTAGTAGCACCACCCCATACCGTCTCTACTACGTCTGCTAGGGCAGTCGGTATGGATCAATTACCTAGTTGAGTAGGCATAACACTAAAAAGAAAAGAGGGGAAGAAGTTTCCCTCTCCCCCTCCCCCTGTTTCCTTAGGCAGCGCCTTCGGAAGCGAACATGCCCAGCGGGTCAGACCAGCCGAACGAATAACGCTCGCGGCTCTTGTAACGGACGTTGCCGGTGTCGAAGTCGCCGTCCATGCTCTGGGCGAGCGGAGTACGGACGAAGTGCTTCAGACCATTCGGAACATCGGTCGTCAGGAACCAAGCATCGGTGTCGGTCAGGAAGTGGTTAACGGTGTAACCCTCCGGAATCGAGCCGTTGCTCTTGATAGCGTTGATGTTGTTGTCAGCCGTGTTCACCTGAAGCTCGGTTTCGAGCAGTCGGGTTGCAACGAACTGGAGGCTCGGCGGAATCACCAGCTTCTTCGGCTTTGCAGCGATCAGAAGCCCACGTTCATCCGTCCACGCAGCGATCTGAATAACAGCGTTTTCAAGTGCCGTTTCGTTCAGGTCGGTAGCGACAGCCGGGATGTTCGAGTTGACACCACCAGAGACCAGTGGGTGAGAGGCCGAGAACAGCGGTTGACCGTCACCACCGGGGTAATCGGTATCAAAGCCGTTGTTCAGAACCGCCGCAGCCTTGGTCTGCTTGGTATACGACATGGCACGAGCCAACGCCTTGGTATAACGAGCCGAGAGGCTGTCATACAGGTTATCTTCGATGGCTTCTTCCGTGAGCGAGAACCCGAGGGCAATCGTCTCATGGTTGTAGCGAGCCGTGAAGACTTCCTGAGCGTTGTCGTAGGCGATAGCCGAACCTTCGTTCTTAACCGGAGCAGCCGAGAAGCCCGACAGCTTGGTTTCTTCTTCGAACGAACGCTCAGAGGTTTCCGTTTCGAAAATCTCTTTGTGCTCTTCGCCATAGCGGGCGTATTCCAGACCGAACAGGGCGTTCAGGCCGGGCAGAAGCTCCTTGAGAAGCTGTGCGCGTGAAATTGCCATTGTTCAGTCTCCTTATGCGAGGCCAGTGGGGTTCAGGTACTGATGCATACCCTGATTCCACTTGACGATAACTTCGGTGTAAGAACCGGGGCTACCGACCGGCGAGGTTTCATGGACAACATCAACAACACGAATCGGGAACGTCGAGGTAGTACCCTCGGTCGAGTCCACGCCAACCCTAGAGTTGCCCGTGATGGTCGAACCGGTGTTATTTGCACCGTTCGCCAGCTTGACGTTCGAGCCGACAGCAGCCTGAGTCAGGTAGCTGATGGTGTTCGAGTTGGTGCCAGCGCACACAGCGACCTTGAACAGCGCGTCCGGGTCATCAAGGACGTAAGCCGTGATGTCGGAAATGCTCGTGGTGCCGGGATAGAACTGGCGGAAGGTCACGCCGTACACCGGATCGGTGTAAGTGCAACCAAGGAAGACACCAACCGGCGTAGCAGCGTCAGTACCGGTATCCTTGCCAATCGTACCACTAGCAAGCAGCTTCACAACGTCACCGTAGAAGATGGCAGTTGCAGAGTTGGTTGCGATGGGGATTTGGCGAGTGGAACCGGCAAAAACCTGCCCGCCGATCAGATTGATCGGAATAAGCCCATACGGGCTTGTAACGGAAGGATATGCCATTGTTAAGCTCCTAGCTTAGCGTTTGCCACTACCGAACGAAGTCGTAGACCTTTTCTCCCTGAAGAGGGGCATACGATTATCGCTTTCGCGCATGAAGTTGTTGTCTACCGAGTCCATCTGAGCTTGATTCTTCTGCGCAAAGTAAGCCTTACGCTGTTGCATCATCTCATTCGGGGCTTTGCAGAGCAGCAACCCACCTACCTCGATATTGTCTTTGTAGCGGCTGTCTGGGTCGGTCATGCCATCAAACTGTGGTTGCTCTTCGATACGGACCGGCTCCCAACCTTCACGTCGTTTTGACATCAGGTTCTGGCCGTCTGCTTTACCTGCTGAAGCAACACGAATCCAACGGTACGAATAACCCGGCTGTTGATCCGGTTCTGGCAGCAACGAGGCCGGCTGCCATACTTTGGGCCTTTCCGACTGTTCACGTGTTTTACGAGGTGCACGACTGGATGAAGTCTGAGCGTTCAACTCGTCCATAAGGCTACGATCCGTCATATCAATTCTCCATCTTCATTACTTCGCGAGCATATTGCTCGGGAGTCAGCCCAAACTTCTTGGCCACAGCCAATTGGGTTGTACTAAGCCTAATCTTTTTGGAGGATCGGCTACGAGAAGCGGGAGCGACAACGGAAGCAGCCCTAGGTTCACGTGTGACAGCTCTGGAGTCACCGTTAGCCACTTCGTCTCCCCCGAAATAATCGGGGAATCTACGGCGGATTGTTTTGTCAACCGTCGTCCAATATTCGTCGGAGCCAACAAACTGCTGGCCTCGTTCGTTTACGAGCTTTTGGTGCAGCCCGAGCGCCGAGGCAGTCATCTCCGGGTCTGTGCCGTACCATTGATTGCGCTCTTGCCACGCCATCGTCGTACGGTCAGGTTGCTGGATACTAGCCTGCCCTTGCGGAATTTGTACCTCAGTTTCTGGGGCCTGTAAAGTAGGGCGATAATTATTAAGCTGCTGCATCTTGAGCGCTGCATCAGTTAGCTTGCGCTGTGACTCCACAACACGATCTGCATCACCCGCTTCATAGGCATCACGGTACAACCGCTCCGCCTCTTTAAGTTCGTATTCTGTCTGTTGCTTGTAGCTCAACAGCAGGTGGTTTTCGCCGTCGCTCAACGTAGACTTCAGCCGCTTGTTTTCTTCAAACAAACGCTGAGCAGCGCTAAGAGTTTCCTGCTGTTCACGGAACGCGCGCTCCTTTTCACGGCGCTCGTCGTGCCAGACCTTCTTCATCTGCTTAAGGCGAAGCTTTACCTTCTCCGAATACTCCTCAAGCTCATCAGCTTCGAGCTCGTCCACGATCTCCTTAGGCATAGGCTCGCGCCCACGGTCCTGCTCCGGAGTGTCGTCTTCGACTTCAATATCGGGTTTACTTCGCGGTTCAGAAACAGGGGTTTCGTCAGTCTCGATCTCAAATTCAAACTCGTCGTCTGGCTGGATAGCCATGATTACGTCTCCTTTTGTACGGGCAAGCCCGTTTATTTGCGCCGAATACCCCTCGGGTCTTCGACTACTGCTTCCACGCTATCGTCATTGATAATGCGGAACTCACGGCCATGAATTTCCACCCGAGTGCCCGCATTGGGGCGCACAAGGACAAAATCGCCTTCTTCGCACCACGGGCCAGAGGGGAACCGCTTTGCGTCAGCGTAGGCATCAGGGCCTACTTTGACGACAAACAGCACAGTCGTAAGGAGTTCTTCCCGCTCAATCATGCTACCGGTCTTGAAGATGCCACCCGTGGTCTTCTCTTCAATGTCGGGGATGGCACACAGGATGCGATAGCCCTGTGGGTCGGGAAGCTGCTTAGCCCGGTCCTCGACGGGAACTTCAGGCTCTTTGAGTGGTGCGTTAAGCACTTTGCCGTCCACGCCAACGAGGGTGGGGGCCGCAATACCTACGATCTCAGTCATCATCTTGCTCCAGCTTTTGGGCTGTCTCGATAATAATATCCTTAGCGGTCAGAAGGCCGCGATACCGACCACAGGCGAACTTGTAGTCACCAATCTCGGACGCTTTACCCATCGCAAGGTCACGCTCGATGTCCTTGCACGCTTCGTCTATCCTGTGAGCTAGGTGTAGTAAGACTGTACTCATTCATTTTCCTTAAGTGGTGCGTTGGAAACAGGGGGTTTCTCTGCGTTTTGTGCCATCTGCGAGGTCTCACGCGCGACTTGCACGCCGATGCGAAGCCCGGCTTCTTGCTCCTTGGCGGACAAATTAGCTTTATCCGTTGCAATCTTGGCTCCAACTTGGAGGCCAGCGATTTCTTTCTGCGCGGCGATGCGCTCGCGTTCCACGTCCATACGGTCCGTCTTCTCAGCGGCGTCGATCTGAAGCTTCTGTTGCTTTAGCTGGAGCTCGCCCTGTTTAAGCTGCAACTCCTGCATCTGCATCTGCACAATGGGGTCCTGAGCCATCTGCTGGCTCTGTTGCTGCTGAGCTGCGGACTGGTTCTTCTGGAGAAGCTGGCCTGCGGCAGCGGCTGCCAGACGCGAAACCTGAAGCTCAACATCTTCCGACATATCCGAATCTGGTGGTGGCAGCGGGACGCCTGCCTGAAGCTCGATCTGACGGCGATACTCAAACGCCACGTGCTCTTGGATATGCGCTGCCATGGCGGCCATCATCTGCTGCGCCTGCGGGTTCTGGCCCATTAGCTGCTGGATCGTGGGGTCCTGCATCGCGGTTATATGGACGGTAATATGCGCCTGATGGTCTTGGTACATGAACGCCTTGACCGGCTTCATATTCAGGACGTCCATGTTCTCGCTAACCGGATCACGCGGCTTACGGTCGTCGTCGTCCTTTAGGGGCACAAGCTTCTGAGCATTCTTGATGCCCAGCACCTCCAACATCTGGCGGTGCAGGAAGGGCATGTCGTAGATTTGCGGCGCACCTTGCGCCAACTGGATAACCGCCTGATACTGGACAATCTTCTGTGCCATGGTGGCAGCGTTAGGGTCGCTTACCGGCAGCACATCGACGTTGTCGTAGTCGGACTTCTTGGCCTTGCGGCTGCCTTCTTCTGGCTCGTAGGAGTAAGACTCCGGCGTATAGTCAGCGATGATGTGCTTGAGGAGCTTGAACTCCTGCTTCATCGAGTAGTGGATGCGCGCCTGTACCGCCGACATCATCTTGAGACTGCGCTCAAGGATAGCCAGTGTTGTCCCCACAGGGGCGTTTGCCGACATATCAGAGACCTGAAGGTCCGCCATACCAGCGAAGCGACGGCCTTCCTCTACGATGGTACCCAGCAAGCTGTAGAGGACCTGACTTGGCTCTTTATACGGCAGCGGCATAATGTTGTCGCGCATCGTGCCTGACGCCACGTCCACGTCTCGCCACTCAGCAGGGCTGATGGGCGTATCATCACCCTTTACCCGTAGCCCCTTAGTCTTAAAGCCACCGGGCAGGTTGCTCAGTGTGCCCGCATCGACAAGCTGACGGATGAGACTGGTGCCTGACTTGGCAAAGGCACCGATGAGGTGAATAAGGCCGAAGGCGTAGAAGCCAAAGCCGGGTACGTAAGAGTAGTGTACGAAGTGATTGCGCTTTGCCTTAAGCTTGTCGTCGGGCTGCCAGTTGCGCCGGATGGCGAGGATTTCGCTTGATCCCTTCTCAATCGTAACAATGTAAGGAAGAGCGATACCCTCATCGTCCTTATCCCTAAATTTGTCATCCTCAATGACAAGATCAACCTGCATTTCCAACAACTTGAAGCGGTCGTCGGTCGTAGCACGGAAGCCAAGGCGCTCCGCAATCTTCTTCTCGACCTCGTCAAGCGTGTTTTCAGGGTCTCCAAGCTCCACATCACGGTAAAAGCCGTCACGCTGGAGCTTTTTAAGCTCGTTTGGCGTCTTGCGCATCACATG